AAGATACAAAGTTTATGCCACAGAGCCCATACGCCATTGCAAAATGTGCGGCTCATCATATAACTAGACTATTCCGTGAGGGTTACGGGATACATGCTAGTGCTGGTATTTTATTCAATCACGAGGGGCCACGCAGAGGAGAAACCTTTGTAACACGAAAGATTACTAAGTGGATTGGCGATTATACCAAATGGAAAAATAGAGCTGTAAATCCAACTCAACCAAATGAATACAATTTCGACCCTGATAATATTATCATTAACGAACATAAGTTTCCAAAGCTGCGTCTAGGTAACTTGGAAGCATTTAGAGATTGGGGGTACGCAGGAGATTACGTGGAAGCGATGTGGATGATGCTACAACAGGAAAGTCCGCAGGATTACGTTATCTGCACCGGCGAAACTCATACTATTCGCGAGTTTCTAGACGTAGCATTTAAACACGTTGGTATAAACGATTGGTCTGATTATGTGGTTCAAGACCCTGAATTCTATAGACCGGCAGAAGTAGATTACCTAAGAGGAGATTGCAGTAAGGCTAACAAGGTATTAGGTTGGAAACCAAAGCACTCATTTGAGGATTTGACAAAACTCATGGTTGACCACGACATATCATGAAGCTCTACTGTTTAAGATTAGATATTTCAATGTGCATAGCCAGACTAAAAGAGTTTGAGCTACGACAGTTTAATAGTGCATTTCCAATACTATTTATAGAAGCAAAAGACCCAGATGAGGCTTGCTATAAATGTTTATGCATGTTCACTGAAAATATCCTTAAACAAAATGAATCAAAACAAACAGCAACTTTAATCAGGGACATTTTAAAAGATGTCCGAGTAACAAAGGTATATTGCAAAGATGAGAAGAAATTATGATGATCCTGTCTACAAAGAATGGCGGCTTAGAGTTTATAAGCGTGATAAATTCAAGTGCCAAATGCCAAAATGTAAATGTAAAACAAGGCTTCAGGCTCATCATATAAGAAAGTGGTCTTCAGCCTCTATGTTGAGATACGATGTAGATAATGGCATAACACTATGTAGAAAATGCCATGAATCAATAAACGGGCAAGAGCACTTATATGAATCCTTATTCATGGAGATAATAAGAAAAAATGCCAATTAAAGCACCAGCCTATACGGTAATTAAAGATACTAGAGAGCAAGATGGTTATACTTTTGAGAAATTCAATAGTAGATATGCTTCCTGCAATGGAATGGTTGTTAGAAAATTAGACACTGGTGATTATTCACTTGTTGGCCTTGAAGATAAATTATGTATAGAAAGAAAGGGTAGAATATCAGAGCTTGCTATCAACCTTGGAAAAGATAAGCATAGGTTTATGAGAGAAATAGAAAGGATGAAGGAGTTTCCTTTTAGATTTCTTATTTTAGAATTTTCATTAGAGCATGTAATGAATTTTCCAGAAGGGTCAGACATACCAGAAAGTAATTGGAACTCTATCAAGATAACAAATAAATATATGCTTAAAATGCTCATTGAGTTTCAGATGTATGATGACATCCATGTTATATTTTGCGAAAACAGGAAAAATGCTAAACTTGTAGTCAATAGCATATTAAAAAGAGTGAATGAATTTTACTCAGTAGGGAGAAAAAAGTAATGACTACCAATCTTACTATAGATGTAATATCCGATATCCATAGTCATAATGTCGATGTAGAGCGAAGGGAAATTTACCTTCACGGGTATGTGACAAACGGAGATGAAGACCCCGGCGTTGAGTATAGGATGGCTACCAATTTCTACAAGAATATAAGACTATTAGATTCTTTATCAAAAGACCCTATAATTATACATATGCACTCCGTTGGCGGCAACTGGAATGATGGGATGGTCATGTATGATGCTATCAGAATGTGCAACTCCCATGTAACAATAGTTGTTTACGGGCAAGCAGAATCAATGAGTAGTATTATCTTGCAAGCAGCTGATAAAAGAGTTATGACAAAAAACTCTTACTTTATGTGTCACTTTGGCTCTAGCGGATATGGCGGCCATTATTTAAATGTTCAGAAGGGTGCTGCTTTTGAAAGAAAATTAGCAGAGGCAATGTTTGATATTTATACAGATGTATGCATGAAGGGTAAGTATTTCAAGGAGCATTACACAGAGCCAGACTTTGATAAGGTTAAAAATTATTTAAAAAGAAAATTCAAAGACGGAGACTGGTATCTAGACTCTAACGAGGCTGTTTACTATGGATTTGCCGACTGTGTTCTCAACACTAGAAGATTCAAGGATATAGATAGCTTAAAATGAGTAAACTAAAACTTATAGATGAGGCTTGGCTAAATATAGGTGGTGTTCAGGACAAAGACCTGTTTAACCCATTTGATATAGTCGATTTCAATGAGGATGATTTTCACCTCAGAATGATGTGGCTCATGACAAGACCGGAATACTTCTCTTTTCTATGCAAGCACGTATTCAACATTAATATTCTACCATCGCAAGCACTATTCTTGTGCGAGATGTGGAATAGGAAGTTCCCGATGCTGATTGCTAGTCGTGGATTCGGTAAGTCCTTTATCTTATCCTTATATTCATTAATCAGGGCTTTGATCTTGCCGGATCGAAAGGTTGTGGTTGTCGGTGCCGCTTTCCGTCAATCTAAGGTTTTGTTTGAATACATGGAAACAATTTGGAATAATGCACCAATTTTAAGGAGTATGTGTGATGCGAATAGTGGGCCAAGGCGGGATGTTGATCGTTGTGTTATGCGTATTAATAAATCTCGCGTCACTTGCCTCCCTCTGGGAGATGGACAGAAAATTAGAGGTCAGCGTGCTAACGATATTATTTCTGATGAGTTTGCTTCCATTCCAAGGGACATCTTTGAGACAGTCGTGGCTGGATTTGCCGCTGTTAGTTCTGACCCAATTGAAAATGTCAAAAAAATTGCGGCAGCAAAAAAAGCAGCAGAGCTTGGAGTCGAATTAGAAGCAGAAAGCGATAGTGTTATAGAAAAGAAAGACAACCAGATTATCCTCTCTGGTACTGCGTATTATGATTTTAATCATTTCGCTGACTATTGGAAAAGGTGGAAGTCTATTATCAAAAGTCAGGGTAAATTCAGTAGACTAAGAGAAATCTTTGGTGAAGACCCGCCCAACGATTTTAACTGGAGGGACTATTCTATTATTCGTGTGCCATATGAACTTTTACCAGAGGGCTTTATGGACGCATCTCAGGTGGCTAGGTCAAAAGCCACAGTTCATGCTGGTATTTATCAAATGGAGTTTGGTGCCTGCTTTACACGCGACTCTCAAGGGTTTTTCAAGAGAACATTGATTGAATCTTGTGTTACAGATGACAAGGGTACAATAAAAGATAGTAAAGGTAATGATATTTGTTTCCAAGCACAATTAATGGGGAACAAGGATAAGAAATATGTATTTGGTGTTGACCCCGCTTCCGAGGTAGATAATTTTAGTATCGTTGTATTAGAACTCAATCCTGACCATAGAAGAATTGTTCACTGTTGGACAACCAATAGAGAGCAGCACAAAGAAAAGGTTAAAAGCGGATATTCTAAAGAGAGTGACTTTTATGCTTATTGTGCAAGGAAAATTAGAGACTTAATGAAAATATTTCCGTGTGTGCATATTTCTATGGATGCTGGTGGTGGTGGTATCGCCGTCATGGAGTCTTTACACGATGAAGATAAAATTCAAGATGGTGAATTCGCTATTTGGCCTGTGATAGATGATGACAAACCAAAGGATACAGATGACCATAGAGGACTTCATATCCTAGAGATGTGTCAGTTTGCTAAATATGACTGGCTGGCAGAATCCAATCATGGTTTAAGAAAGGACTTAGAGGACAAAGCCGTTTTATTCCCAATGTTTGACTCGGTAAGTCTTGGCATTGCAAACGCTGAAGATGGACTTAAAGGAAGAAATTATGATACTCTAGAACAGTGCGTAATGGAAATAGAGGATTTGAAAGATGAGTTGACAATGATTCAGATTACTCAGACTGCTACAGGAAGAGACAAGTGGGATACTCCAGAAACAGTTATTGGCACCGGGAAAAAGGGTAAACTCAGAAAAGACCGTTATTCATCATTAATCATGGCTAACATGGCTGCTAGAACAATAGCTAGAACGCCAACTCAGGCTGAGTATACTTTTTACGGCGGATTTGCAACTATCGAGAAGCCAAAAAAAGGTGCTCAAATGTTTTCTGGTCCAGCGTGGTTTACAGACCATATGAAGGATGTTTATTAGAATTTTGTGTATAATTCAATAACGATCCAATTACATTCCAAACGCGAGGAACAGTAGATGTCAAACGACCCCATCATTAGCTGGGAAGATGGAGATGCCAGAGGGAAAGCCGAGGCTTTTGCTAAGTTCTCAGAATCCCAAGATGCTTACAATGGCGTATCCAGAGCTTATCATAGAGATTTTCTCGATATTGAACCAAACCGTTCAGTAAAACCTCATTTTGGAAGTCACGATTACTATGCCTTTAGGCCAGAGGAAGAAGTTCCAAGAAAAGCCAAGGGTATTATCAAGATGTGCATGGATGCTTACGATAAGGTTGGTATCGTGCGAAACATTATCGACCTCATGGGTGACTTTGGATGCCAAGGTATTAATATTGTCCATGAAAACAAAAGCGTGGAAAAGTTTGGTCAACAATGGTTTAAAAAGATAAACGGAAAAGAGAGATCGGAAAGATACCTAAACAACCTCTATAGAACTGGAAATGTATTTATCTATAGAAGCTATGCAGATATTACGCCAGAAATCTCCACCTATCTTAAATCATTAGCGAACGATATTCGCTTAGAAACCCCAGAGATAAAAAAGAATCAAATACCTTGGAGGTATAATTTCTTTAATCCATTAACATTGGATTTGAAAGATGGAAAGGTTGGACTATTCTTAGGTAAAAAGAACTATGCATTAAATGCGAATACATTTTTCGATAACTTCAAGGATGGCACTATACCGGTAAAAGTTCTAGAGACTTTACCAACAGATGTAAAAAATGCAATCAAGAGAAACGACAAAAAGATCGACCTAGACCCAGAAAGGCTATCAATCCATCATTATAAAAAGGATGATTGGCAACAGTGGGCACACCCTCTTGTTTATGCTATTCTCGACGATATCATCATGCTTGAGAAGATGAAACTTGCAGACCTTGCCGCTCTGGATGGTGCAATTTCCAATATTCGACTATGGACACTTGGTGACTTTGACTATAAAGTTTTACCAACAAAAGAGGGTATCAATAAACTCCGTAATATATTAGCTAGTAACACTGGCGGCGGAACTATGGAGCTTGTTTGGGGTCCAGAACTCAAATTTACAGAAAGTAACTCTCAGGTTTATAAATTCTTGGGTTCAGAAAAATACCAATCAGTTCTCAATAGTATCTATGCTGGGCTTGGCGTACCTCCAACCTTAACTGGTATGGCTGGTCAAAGTGGTGGATTCACTAACAACTTTATCTCATTAAAAACTTTGGTTGAAAGACTTCAGTACGGAAGAGACTCTCTCACAAAATTCTGGGAGCAAGAGTTAGAGTTTGTTAGAAAGTCTATGGGCTTTAGAAAGCCTTTCCATGTTGTCTACGATCAAATGAGCTTATCTGACGAGGCTTCAGAAAAGAACCTTCTTCTTCAGCTTGCTGATAGAGATATTATCTCTCACGAGACTGTCCTAGAAAGATTTAAAGAAGTTCCAGCCGTTGAAAGAGTTAGGCTGCAAAGAGAAGACAAAGCCAGAACTTCTGATAAGATTCCCCCAAAAGCAAGTCCATTCCATAACCCTAATCATGATCAAGAGTTGGAAAAAATTGACAAGCAGGGTAAAATCAAC